TAAAACAAAAGCAGTAGAAGCTGTAAATGCTAGCAAGTCCGATGCGGTTAAAGCGATACAAACGGAGGGAACAAAGCAAACTGAAGCGGTACAGGTAAAAGGGCAAGAGGTAATAAACTCCATTCCGAGCGATTTTACCACGCAGATGCAGTCTAAAATCGACAAGCAGCAGGGCGCTGAAAACGCCGGAAAATCTTTGGTAATTGGAGATGACGGGAATGTCGTACCGGGAGAACCTACGCAACAAATTGAGGTAGATAAAACTCTCACCCAAGAGGGACAAGCAGCGGATGCAAAAGCTACTGGAGATAAAATATTGCAGTATGCAATTAAGAACACCGCATCTGGTGAGGGTATTTTAAGGATCACTGATAGTGCTGAAGAAAAGCCGTTGGATTTTGCTATGCAAGGAAAGACAGAACAGGCAAGTACGGAGGGGAAGAATCTGTTTGACGCAAACGGAATAGATGCAACACGGCATATTCTGGGAGATTTGAGCGGTTTTTCTGACATTGATGTCGGCTCGTACAACCTAAGTAATCTCATACCTGTAAAAGAGGGAGAAAATATTGTAAAAAGTGGAACGACAGGAAGTTCGGTTGTTGGGTTTTTAGGAGAGGATAAAAGTTTTTTGAAAGGCGTGTCTATTACAGATGGAAAGCCTGTTGCAGTTCCAGCAGGAGCATTTTACTTTTGCTGCAATATTGCTGTAGCAAATCTGAAAAATAAAATCCAAATCGAAAAAGGCAATACAGCAACACCATACGAACCATACACAGGCGCCAAACCTTCACCAAGCCCAGCATATCCACAGGAGATTGTGAGTGCTGCGGAAAATGGAAAAATTGAAGTGCAAGTAAATGGTAAGAATTTACTGGAAGGATTAGAATTTGGAAGTATTGATAATCAAGGAAATATTATCCAAAGCACTACAGCTTATATAAATATAAACAAATTCATCGAAGTTAAAGAAGGTAAGCATGTAATTAATTCAAGAGACGAAAAAAGATTTTTATGTGCAATATTTTTATACGATAAAGACAAACAATTTATCAGACTAGACCAAAGTGGTGATTGTGTAGTAAGAAAAGGCGAAAAGTATATTAATATAACATCTGCTAAATCACTGGTTGATGGCGTAGACAAGACTCAGATCGAGTTAACGGATAGGAGTATAAATCCGACAGCTTACGAACCATACAAAGGGTTGCAAAAAGTACAATTTCAATTAGACCGCCCTCTTACCAAATGGGACAGACTAGAAAAAAGAGAAGGTGTATGGGGAATTGCAAGACAAAGTGTACGAGAAGAACTTACACAGTATAATTTCGACACATATATATTACCGTCTGGAAGTTACCCTACAGGTGTATATTGCTATGCGACAAAGAAATCTAATGCGGTATTAGAAAATCAGTCTTCATTTTGCACGCATTTTAAAAATTCGAATTACGCATATTCAATAACGAACGCCAAAGTTGGTATATACTCAGACCACGGCAAGGTACAATACAAGTATTTTGTTTCTGACAAACCAACCGTAGATGAATTTAAAGCGTGGCTTGTACAACAGAAAGAAGCTGGAACACCTGTGGAGCTGGTATATAAGACAGCAGAAGAAACATGGGAACCACTTCCGGAAGAGATGCAATCCGTGTTAAATGCCTTGCATACGAATTATCCTACAACAATAATAAGCAATTCCGAAGACACAGAAATGCAGCTTACCTACGTTGCCGATACGAAAAACTACACAGACAGAAAAATTGAGGAGGCTGTAACGGCACAGGTGCAGAACCTTGCAAATCTGCTATCTTTAATGCCACTCTCTACCCAAGCGGCAATGATAGAAGCAGACACTAACAATATTTTAGACATGGAGGTACAAAAATGAATAGTACAGTAATTGTAAAACTTATGACAAATTTAATCGGAAAGAAATTCTATGACACAAAAGACGAAGCGGTAGCAAAGTTAGATGTCTATTTCGCAATGAATCGCATCAGCGAAGAGGAGTACGCCACACTTACAATGCTGGCAGAAGAAACCTACGCAGAACAGAAAGACGAGGTAGCATAATGGGATATGTATTTGCATTTGTAGCAGGGGCGATATTTGGCGTGGTAGTAATGTGTTTAGTGCAAGTTAACAAAGAGGAATAGAGGTGACAAACATGGAAATCAGAGCGAGACCGTAACGGGTCTTTTTATTTTGCAATAATTTTTTTGGAGGGAAATATGAATGAGACAGAAGTAGAGGTAACACTTGAGAGCCACAGAAATGAAATAGGCTCGCTAAAACACCGTATGAGTGATGTGGAAAAGATTGTGGAATCCGTACACCAGCTCGCAAATGAGATGGTTGGTCTTACGAAAGAGATGCATCACACAAACAAAGCAATCGAAAGATTGAATGAAGACGTAGCAGAATTAAAAAGAAAGCCGGCACAGCGTTGGGAATTGGTAATTACGACAATTATCTCGGCGTTAGCTGGCTATTTAATTTCAATGATTTTTTAGGAGGATTAGATATGTTTAAAAACAGCGTATTAAAAACAAGCGTAGACACAAAGAGATGGTTAAAGGCAGCAGGCGTTCGTGCTGTTAAGACAATGGCACAGGCTGGCATTGCCGGAATCGGCGCAGCAGCTGCAATGGGACAAGTAGACTGGAAATATGTATGCTCGGCAGCTGTGCTTGCAGGAGTAGTTAGTGTACTTACATCGGTAGCAGGTATCCCGGAGGTTTCAGAGGGCGAGTAATCGTCCTCGCACATAAAATGAAAGAGAGGAAAAGAACATGGGAATGAAATTTAAACAAGCACTTGAAGAAATGAAGAAAGGAATCCCGATGAAACTGCCATCATGGGGAGGATATTGGTGCTGGGATGATGAGAAACAGACGATTATCATGTACACGAAAGACAATCAGAGATTAGATATCCGAGAAACGCAACGAGTTGAATATACGTTGCAGAACATTCTCTCGGAGGAATGGATTCCAGCAGACGGCAATAATTGTCCAATACTTGGAGGAGAACTAAAAATGTCTTTCGGAGTAGCATTAGAATTGCTGAAAAAAGGAGTAAAAGTAGCACGTGAAGGCTGGAATGGAAAAGGGTTATTTGTAGTTTATCAGAAAGCATACCCACAGGGAATTCCATGTAATAAGCAAACGGCAGAGGTGTGGGGATTAAAAGAAGGGGATTTATTCAAATGTGAACCGTACTTACAAATCAATACAGTGGATGGATCGCACGCAATGTGGGCTCCGAGTATTAGAGATTGTTTGGCGAACGACTGGGTAATTGTAGAGTAGAAAGGAGAATTACTATGGGAAGAACATATAACGTACATGCAGGACATTGTCCACAGGGGCAAGGAGCAAGTGGAGCAGTCGGCATCTTGCAGGAATCTGTAGAAGATCGTGCAGTAAAAAACGAAGTAATCCGTCTGTTAAGAGCAGAAGGGCACACGGTATATGACTGCACGTGCGACGAAAATACAACAAAGCAAGGATGCCTGAACAAAATCGTTGCAAAGTGCAACCAACACAGCGTGGATTTAGATATCAGCCTACATTTAAACAGTGGGCGAAACGATTATGGCGGAGACGGAAGTACAGGTGGTGTCGAGGTATGGAACTACGATACTGGAACACAGGAAATCTCGGACAGAATCTGTGAAGCGATTGCAACAGAGTTAGGAATCCACAACAGAAGGACGAAATACGACAAGGACTTATTTGTACTGGCAAATACAAAGTCAAAGGCGTTGTTAGTAGAGTGTTGCTTTGTTGATGATGCAGACGATGCGAAAGTGTGGGATGCAAAGCGCTGCGCAAAAGCAATCGTAAGGGGTATTTTAAATAAAGAAATTAGTGGAACAACAGGAGGTAGTACAGTGAGTACAGTAAGAAGAATTGGACCAGGGTCAGCACATCTTAACAGTGACTGCCCTATTTACGATGCAACATGGAAAAATGTCATTATCAACGCAAAACAGGGTGATCACATCACCGTTTTGGACAGCGGTACAGAGGGTGTAAAAGTAAGATACAACAGCACAGTCGGCTACATGCATTGCAAATATGTCATGCCGGACATCAAAAAGGGCGACAAGTTACGTGCGGTTGAGGATATAACCGTAACAATCAAAAAAGGCACTACGCTCGTATCTCAGGACGGCGGTTACATGGGTAATATCGTAAACGGCAACTTTATTATCAATTCAAAATCAGTCGAGAAAATCTAAATA